CACTACAACTAACGGGAACAGATGTTCAATCCCTATCAGCAGGTATATCAAAGGCCATGATAACGACTGCGACTGGTTTATGTGTTGCAATATATGGTACGTGCTGTCTACCATTGAAGGGTGATCATAATTTTACTCCTCAAGAGATTACATTCGAGAATGCTCCCAAGGAAAGTTTAGCCAAAGATCTTGAGGCAACTCAGCTGAGTAAAAGTCGGGCTGAAACTTTGAACCAGTCTTTAGATATAGAGCAGCAGTTTTATGAGGAATGCCGTTGCATTGAAACTTTGACGTCAAGAAAGAAAACGACTGACCAGAATCAGAAAGATCATCAACTATTAACACATGCGAGTATGTCAGCTTAATATATTCAATGATGTTGTTATCTAATTCATCCATCCATACATCACCTCTTTGTTGTTCGGTGTAAGAAGATAATTGAATATGTCTTACCTCAGGTATTTCTAATTGATAAGATAACATAGTAGCAGGTATTGATCCTCCTCTTGCAATACCTACAATGCAATCGAAGTCATTATCACTATCTTTAATCTTATCAGCTAACTGTTTAGTTAGTGCTTGTATAGCGAGATAACTTATGTCCTTCATCATGTAATGATTTTAGTAAATTATCCATAGAAGTCTTTGCGAAATTATCATCATCTTTACTATTATACAAATAGTCCCAAGCATGAAAATATGCATCGCTTTCTTCTTTGATAAGAGCGGCTTTCATAGTATTCATAAACAACTCTTCTTGAATATCAGAAATCTTATTCATTTCACTTCTGACTTCAGCCATTATCTTTTTAAACTTCTGCGCATTCATATGTCTGTTTAACTTTCTCTTTTGTTCTTTCTAGTTCATCAAACACTTCAAGTTTAGCCCAGAAGTGTTCATCTCTTTCAAGTACAAGATAATGATTACGAATTTTATCTTCTATTTCATCTACGAACTCTTTAGATACTTCAACCATACCTCCAGGGCACATACAACGATAATACTTATCATCTACCATTATGAAGTCATTAACAGAGAAAGGTCTGATCTTAGCATCTAAAAATGTAGCACACCCATGAACAGGAGATTGCCATTCTTCTTTTAATTTAGTCCAAAAGTAATCCCAATCACCATTACCAAATCGATTGAATTCGAAAGTTTTATACCCCGGGTAAATAATCTTTACTTTATGTAGAGCCATATTAATATTTAACTTAAAAGTGAATCAATTTTATCTTTAACCATATTGATTATATCTTTCTTCTCTCCATAATCAAGATTATCTTCATAGCCTTTCCAACCTTTTTCTTTCTTAATGTCAGGTATATCCCAATACATAATGTTAGTGGGTGTAATATTATGTTTAAGTTTAAATCTTTCCATCATGGGATAATGCTCTCTATAATTCATACATATAACGATTTGAGATTTTTTAATTAGTTTAGGGGTTAGTTCTTGTTGAAACGGTTCAATTTCCCAATCTTTAACACCTTCGCTAATACAAAACTCATAAGCATCTTTATCCATAGTAATATCTTTTTGACTACCATGATTGTAATAACTATCATCATGGTGTTCGTCTTGTAATCTCCAAGGCTCAAATCCAGCAGATGCACATGAAAAACCTTTATTGCAGGCAAGAGCTGCAGCTGTTTTGCTTCTGAACACGTTACCCGTACACACGAAAAGGAACCCCCTCTTTAATTCTGGTTTATATTCTATCTTTGACATAAGTAAATTATACAAAATATCTTTAAAATATCAATAAATATATATATGGCAAATAATGTTGGGGAAGGTAAAATAGGGTTTAATAATTTAGATAATTTTTTAAAAGCAGCTCCTATATTAGGCATAGGAATGATTGCTTATTTTCAATCATTATTTCCCTCAAAAACAGATTTTGATAGGATGACACAATCAATGTATGGTATTGAAAAACAAATTATTGAAATTAAAACCCTTCAAAATACAGTTGATATCAACACTAAAGCTATACAAGATATTCAAAAACAACTACAATCCTTAGAAATTCAACTTATTAAAAGCAATACACAAAATAATTAACTAGATTTTTCTTCTTCATCGCCAGGGTGAAACAAATCTTTAAATTTCTTTTTATAATAATCTATGAATGATGGAACAGATTTAGGTTGACTTCTAAAAGATTTTACAACATCAAACATAGGTAATATCTTTTGTATGCTGTTTATTTCATCAGTGTTAACATCAATAGCTTTAAAAGGGGCTACTTTCTGATATTTTAATGGTTGCACTTGATTGCCTTTAACTCTTAAATTATAAAAATCATAATCTTTTTTTCCAAATTCATTTTGAAAAGCTGCATGTAATCTATTATGGTGTTCATTTTCAGGAGACCAAACTACTTTATTATTACGAAGAAGAATACCTCTCTTAATTTTAGACTTTTTAAATTCATCAGGCGTACCTATCATAATATGATAACCATCTAATTGATCATAATCATGCTTATATTCTTCAGCATCTTCTTCACCAGGATAAGCATTAGGTTGATTACCTTCTGTTTTATTACCCCCATCCATATCTGTACTATTAAAAGGCCATTGACGATATTGGGTTAAGACCTCAGCATCACCTTGGTTGTTAATAGGAGCCATTCTCGGAACTCTCTCTGACATAATAATATTTAACCACATAAAGTTGAAAAACCTTAAAATATAAATAAATTTTATAAAATGGGACCTATTTTTATATACTCAGTATCTAGATCTGGAGGCACTTTCCTTGCACATTTGTTAAGCCAGTGTGTACACCCTCAAAGTAGAAACATTCATGCTTATCATGAAAATCTTTTTTCTAAAGAACATATAGAAAAAAATATAAACAATAATCAGATCATCTTAAAAAGACATCCATATGCGTTATATATGTCTATTTCATTAATAAACTTTGGAAAAGAAAAAGGTTCGTTTAAAGTTAGTGATGCATCACATTGGTCATCGATGAATTTATTTCATAATGAAGTAGACAAATATATTGATATAGTATTGCCTTATGAAAATAAATTACCTGTTATAAAATATGAAGATTATCATAATAACACTGATTATGTATTTGACTTTGTAAAAGATAAATTTGACATAAATGTAGAAGAAGATAAGAAAAAAGAATTTATTAATAAACTAGGTACAATTGATAATAGCCTAAACTATTATAAAACAAACCCTGAAGAATATAATAAAAAATTTCAACGCGGACACATTAGTGTAGGTAAAGGTGATAACTTATCTAACTTAAGATTTTTACCTTATGATTTTAGAGATAAATTTAAATCAGAAGTAGATCCTTATGTAAAGGCATTGGGGTACGAACCTTATGATCTATCTGATATAAAGTTCGACCCTATTGTAGAAAATATTTACTAATTTTGTTTATGCCAATAAGCGTTTGAACCTCTTCCTATCTTTTTAAACGAGCCTTCAGCAACTAACTCTCTTAAAGCAGAGTTAGCATATACAATACTTACGTTGTATTTTTGTATAATTTGATCTACTTTAACGACTCCGTCTAATGCATTACGAAGGTCAGATTTGATAGCTTCTTTCTGATTCTTCTTGCTTACATATTTGTTCTCTTTAGCTACAACCTTACTATACATATCATAGCCTGAATGAGTCATCATAAGAGTCAATTCATTAGTAGGTCCAAATCTGTTCTTTGAAAACCAAATACGTCTTGCTTGATCATCAACTTCAGCATCAATCATGATGTTGAGATTAGCATCGACGGTATGAGGAACAAGCGTAGTGCCTTTCAGCTTACCTGCCTTAGTAAGATGCATAATGAAACAAACGCAGCATTCATTCTCTTGAGCAGCTTTGACTAGCTTCATCAATGCATATCGTTCTTTCTCTAAGCTGTTCATCTTCTTGCTAGTAGTCAAAGCTTGAAAACTATCAATAACTAGAAAGTCATTTGTCTTTGTAAGATTGACAATCTCATCTACATCAGTCTTATTAGCAATCTGAAGCTTAGTACATTGCAAACGTCTACAAGTCATAGCCAGCTGATAGATATTCTCTTCGCCTGAGCAATATCCAACGCTGTATCCGTTCTTTGTAAGACCTTCTAGTAATTGTATCATGAATGTAGTCTTACCACAGCCAGCTGCAGCTGTCAAAGTCATAGTTGAACCAGGTAAGAAGCCTTCATGAAGAAATTCGTCTACTGTTTCGATGCCAGTCATCATACGCCTGTAGAAGCGCTCTGGTATCTCGATATTCTCTACAGATAAAAGATCGGTCTGATTAAAATTTAATTCCAACATACAATGATTATATGCTACTTCCTAATCCTACTCCACTGGAATACTATAGGAGGAGTAATTTTTATTCCTCCTAGAATAACTTCCTTTTCCTTTTTTTGGCTTGAATACTCTCTGTCCAGTATTCCAAGGAATAAAAAATCTTGGTTTATTTTCTTTTCTCATCACAATAATAATTATAGGATAGTTCCGATTTTGATTCCAAATAAAATTTAATAAATAAAATAAATGAAATCAGTTATAGCTAGTTTGTGCATAGATGGGTTAAAATATGGTCATGAAAATATGTACCAACAAAGGGCAAATATATTAATAGACAGTGCAATTAAATTTACACCTTTTGATGTACTAATGGTTACAAATGTACCAGAGGCATTTAAAAAACACGAAAATAACAAAAGAGTAATAATTAAAGATTTAAAAACCACTTTTCCTGATGAACCATTAAAAATATGTAACCAATTCAATTTTGGAATAAAAAGATTACCTATTAAATTGTGTTCTGAAATGGACTATGATGTTATTAATTTTAATGATTGTGATTGTTTTTATAATGGTTGGGATCAAGAAAGTTTTGCTAGCATGCTTTCTGAAAAATTTGACGTTTGGTATTTACAATATCACCCTGAACATTGTATAAAAAATAAAATGAATAATAATTTATACACTGCAATGAAACAAAAAATAGAGAAGATGGGTGATTTAATTTACGATAAATTATTATTAGCAACCCTCCCAGCTGAAACTAGAATTGTTTTTAAAAACAATGATAAGTTAAAAGTTATGTTAGATTACTGGGAAAAATTTAGTAAAAAATGCGTTGAAACTAACTGCGGTACATTTCAAGAAAATGTATTTTTTACTATGTCAGCAGTTCATGCAGGTATGATTCAACATAATGTTAACCCAAAGTTTAAATTTGCTAAATTTTGTAGATTAATACATGGTCACCCGCCTTTAAATATATTAGATTATCATAATCAAGTGTGTGGTAAAGAAGATAACGAAAATACTTTACGACAAAATTTAGGTATCTGATTTTCCGTTATAATGTTTACTATGGTTTATTTCACATTCTAATTGTTCTTTTATAGCAATTAAACAATCAGTAAACCCTGCATCATAATCGTCCATAGTAGGCCTTCTAAGAATAATTTGCCTATTTAACCAATCGTATAATTTAATAGGATTTATACTCATACCGTCCTCTATTAGAGATGTTCTTTTTTCTGTGGACATTTTTTCTATTCAATACTGGCTTATGAATATTTATCAATTCTTGCTCTATAGCGACATATGGATTAATTGATAACTCTTCATTAATAACTAGCTTCTTTTTAGGTATATGAACAAACGTACATAGATCAGGGTCGCGATGATTACCATGAAAGATACTATTAACATAATCTCTTACCCGCACGTTAGCTGCTCCAGGATGGCTACAATAACATTTCATTCGTTTAATAAAATGTACTGAACTCTCTCCAATATAAAGAAGCTTATCATCAAAGTAATGAGCATATATCAGATGAGTTTGTTCTTTATATCGCTCAAATACTCTTACTTTAAGATGATTATGATCATCTTTATAGAAATGAGCTGCTCTCTCAAAGAGCAGCCCGCTTATATATCGTTTTTCGATCATGTAACTATTATAGCTTACCGCTAAGCAGTTTCAAGGCTGAATGTTTTAGATTGTTGCTTTGACCGCCAACCATATTATTCATGAATCGTCGCTCAAACCCTCTGCGCATCCTATCTGATGCTAGCACGCTCTGACCGTCACGTAAGATTGCATTGTTTATCCGCTTTGCTCCCTGATGATGATCGATATACTCAGTAACAGCATTGAAAGCATCCCAACGAGTTTCTCCTTTGTTTCCTGCGCCGTTAGAGAACAGCTCAATGACTCGATTCCTTGACGTCTCTCCTGATAGGAGTACTTCTTCTCCTTTGTTACGAACCTTCTTATCTGGAAACAATCGGCTGACTACCTTCTCTAGCTCTTCTCGAGAGATCTTCTGTGAGTCTAAAGCATCAGCGGTATTAACAAATTCAATATTCTTTTCGATACCTTTCTTAAAACTATTCATCAATACATTAATACGTTGTTCATAATTAGAACGGTGCATAATAGTCATACCTCTTGCTGATCTAGCTACAGTATTAAACTGATTGTTACAAAACAATCTATCAACATATGGAAAGACCGCATCTGCTCTTGTACCATCATGATTAAGAATGGCCATGATATAACCGCAAAGTTTATCTTGGCTATTGCTCTTAAGCTGCAGCTCTTCAGGTAGCTTTGCACTAACCCAGATGTTATTACCTTTGCCAATAACACCGCACTGAGACCATTCTGCTTTGAACTGACGACGAACTTCATCAAATGGCTCTAGAATCTCTCTATTCTGAATGACCTGATATGTATCACGCACAACATTAATTACATCTCCTCCTTCGCCTCTTCGGAGCACCTTCCAATTATCTGCTCCTTGAACATCATTTCCAAGATTTTCTTCTACTACTTCAAAATTAAAACCTCCAGCATCCATTACATCGTTGATAGAAGAACCTTCGATTTTATTTCCGACCAATTTGTCTAGGCTGACTAAGCTATTATCAATTAACATAAAATTATTATATGGACACTCCGTACTTTATCAACACAAAAAAATTAAGCACATACGTGCTTGCTAAAATTTTTGACAGAACTTCTTGCTCCTCGCGGAACGTAATATTTTTTTTGTTCGTCAAAACAATCGCTTGACATTACTTGGATAACAGGGGCGGTCTTATGAGACCAATTCATAACCCCTTTATAACGAGCAACGTCCCTACCTCTAAACGCACAAGCCTTACAGGTTTTCATTCCGAACTCAACTCTAGGTTGCTCAACATCATTAGAACAAGTATTGCATTTCATACGATAGATAATAGGGACGTTCCGAATATTAATCAACTATCAATTAACAGTCAACGTGCGCTTGATACCTGCATTACGCAGAACGCGATGAACACTACGTGCTTTTAGTTTCTTAACTCGGGTAGCAAACTGATTAACTTTTACTTCCCCGTGAGCTTTTACTACATGAAGCGACCCGTCATAGCCGACTTCAAATTCAGCAAAAATACGCTGAGGGTTACCTTCGACTTTCTTGCTATAGTCAATAGGACGACCAGTCAGGTAGGTTGTAGTTGTTCCATCGATATTTGTATTAGTCATTGTTGTCATATACGTATATTATATACACAAACAACAAACGTCAATCTTTTCTTCCACCAAAATAGTCTTTTGCTAGACCTTCATCTAAAAGTATACGGTTTAAATTTTTATATTCTCCATGAGGAGTGATTGAAATAACTTCAGCTAAACATCTTCCATACTTATCCAAACCATGAGATTTAATATTTACTTCATAATTACACTGATCTAACAATTCTATCATTCTTTCTTTAGCTTCTAACCCTTTAGATTTTTCTTTAATATCTTTAGTTCTTGTTTCAGGGCAATCGATTCCATTTAATCTTATTACAGCTTCGTGGTGCATATTAAAACCTACATCAATTAAAGCTTTTAATGTATCACCATCAATGACTCTTATAATTTTTGCTTTATATTCGTACATAGTCTTATTTAAACTTTAGATTTACGATATCCTCTACTATTTAAAGGTGCGGGGGTTCTATTAGTATAATTAGCTGTACCGTTAATTCCCATTGGCGGGGCTATATCAGCGCCAGGTAAGGATTTTTGCAACTTCTTTATTATTTTTGCCTTTTTCAAAGATTCCTCTTCCCCTGGACCAGAAAAGACTGTTTCATCCTCATCTTCAACAAATTTTTTAAAACTTTTAATCTTTTTCATTTGTATCTATATAAAACTTTAAAGTTTCGTAATTTCTTTTTTGTGATGCTTTTTTTTCATTTAAATGATCTTTATAAGACAGAAAAAAACCAAATCCTACTATAATATGCATAATTAAACTAGCTAATATTTTAGTAGAGATTTGGTAATCAGAAATAGATAAATGAATATGTCCTACTGACCAAAAAGGAATAGATAAATTATCACTAATCCATATAATTAAAAATCTAAAAAAGTCCCACACATAGTTATTTATCAGAATCAGGTTCTAAACAGTACATTACACAACTCTGAAATAAATTTCTTATGTAGTTTACTAAATCTAATTTTTTTTCTAGCTCTGTTTGAAGAACTCTTTCTTCTTTGCTTGAATCTCTATTACATTCATGACTATACACCAAATCATAAACAGCTTCATATTCCCTATCTATATAATCAGCAAAATTGCATATTTCATCAATAAGTTTGTCTTTGTTTACTTTTGTTTTTTTAATTCTGAACCGTTTACAAGGGGGAGTAACTAATTCAAATGCAGGAGGCTCTTCTTGTTGAGGAGGTTGAGGAGGAGGAGCTTGTTGTTGAGGCGGGGGCGCTTGTTGTTGAGGAGGTTGTGGAGGAGGCGCTTGTTGTTGAGGAGGTTGTGGAGGAGGCGCTTGTTGTTGAGGTGGTTGTTGAGGTGGTTGTTGAGGAGGTGTTTGTTGTTGAGGTGGTTGAGGAGATTGTTGTTGTTTAAAATATTCATTTTTTATATCTTGGATAAAAGGATCGTCGTGATATAAATTTTGTTGTGAAAATAAAGTATCTATAGATACTGAATCATTTTTTAAATGAGGTGGAATACTTTTATAAATACTAGCATTGAATAAACATGTAAGAAGAGCTGATGCTTTTTTATAATCTAAATTGATATATTCTTTATTTTCAAATGTAATATCAACACCTTTACCGTTTACCCATTCTGTTAATGAGCAATATTTATCTTTTCCGTATTCGCAAAATATATTGTTTAATTTATTTTGCGATATGTTTAAATCATCATAATTCATCTAATAGTTTTCTAAATTTTTTTATAATTCTGATATTAAGTTTTTCATTCATACAAGCGTAGAACTGAGCGGTCATTTCCTCATATAACTCAGTACCCGGCATCACTTTATTATTATATAAAAATAATGAAACGACATTTCCTATTTCTTCTAAATCATCTAATTCAAATACAAGATCTAGGGTAGATAAAAATTCTTCTTCAATATTATCCATTATAAAGGCTTCTAACAATAGCATCAATTGACAGCTGAACATCTTTTTCTTCAATGTTATCAGTCAATTGGTAATCTGCTTTTGTTTTATTATTGATAATAGTTGAGTGGCCTATTTCTTCACCAATATAATTAAAGATTTTTATTTCATGACCTCCAAACCATGAATACACTTCATTAAAATCTTTATTAAAATATACTAGTTTTGATAAATGTAGTTTTTCAAGTAAATGTAAAGAATAAGTATTGCTCATTAAAATAATTTAAAAGAAATACTATTTTAATCAATATTATCTAACAAATAAAATATATCGTTTTCATCATCAGAATCAGAAAGTTTACTTTGTTCATATTTAGCCCACATTTCTTCAATTTGTTTCCTTTTTTCTTCTTCAGTTATTTTATTTTTTTCTTCACTATTCATTTTTAAAATTATATATGAGGGTTGCATGTGCAGATTCTTCTAAATTATAAATAGGTTGGCCGTCGTATAGTTTATTATTATCATAAACTTCTATAGGGATAAAATCTATTAAACCGTTAATTTGTACAAAAGGTCTAGAATAAGAAGGAAGAGTTTTAAAATCAGGGTAATCTGGATCAGGTTTAGAACCTTCATTATTATCCCACAAAACATAACAATAATTTATACCAGAAGTATTCATTTCTTTCCATTCTTGATATCGTTTTTCGTCATCACCATAAGGTTGGGCAATTTGATTCCAATAATAAAAAACTTTAATACTTCTATTTCCATCAAAAATTTTATTATAATAAATATCATTTAGCATTTTAGTACTTACTTTATTTACCTGACCCTCTACAGGAGCTATTTTTTCATTTAAAAGTTCTTTAGTAACAGTATATGGGCCGTCTAATACTTTCAAGTTTACCCCGTTATTATCAAACACGTCATATGGAGATTTCGCATACCAAGTGTATGGATTACCATTATTATATCTCGTTTCGGTTAATTTATAACCATTTAAATTATAATTTAAAGGCACCTCTACTAAATAAACAGTTAATGTAGAAAGAAATCTTCCTGTAGGAGCAATATTAAGCCATTCTTCATTTTCAGAAGTTTTAGGAAAATTACAATATAATCTATATTGAGTTAAGGACCATTGAAAAGATATTATATATTGACCTTTTGTTTGAATTATTGGGTCCGGTATGATTATACCGGGGCCGGGACCACCTCCACCAGGACCACCTCCACCGGGATCACCTCCACCGGGACCACCTCCACCGGGATCACCTCCACCGGGAGGATCTCCTGGAGTATAATTATTTTTGTCACCTGTACTGGTAAAACAATTAAATTTAAAAGAATCTACATTATCGGAATTTAAAAAATCTTCAATATAATTAGGGTCAATCTCCCCTTCACTATTTTTAAATATGATACCGGGGTCTGAAATTACATTATCATCAAAATAATAAACAGGAGTTAAATATTTTACAGACATGTTTATAGGTATAAACAAATCTACACTATATACTCTGCTTGTTGTACCGTTAACTTGTAAATCTCTAAAAAATCTATTAAGATAAAAATCTGATATAATTAAATCATTAAAATAATACTGCTCAGAAGAACCTCCTGCATAAGAATATTTTACCCCTATTTTTATAGCAAAGTAAGATTTATCATGTGAAAAAATAGTGTCAGGAGCAAATTGATCAGAAGTAAAATCAAAATATAATCTAATTCTTCTAGCTGTATAATCTAGACCGTTACAAGGTAAATTCGGTAAATCTGGTTCATCTATAGGAATTGGAACTCTAAATAAAGTTGATGTAGGGGTGTTAGTTAACGTAGGTGTGGGTGTAGGGGTTATATAAGGTGTAGGTTGCTGAGTTAAAGTAGGGGTACAAGTCCTTGTATGTGAAGGCGTAGGGCGAGCTGTTCTTGATGGCGTTTTTGTAGGCGTGACAGTTCTTGTATTAGAGTTTGTAGGAGTTTGTGTTCTTGTAGGAGATGCTTTTTTGGTAAGTGATGGGGTAACTGTCCTAGTAGGTGTAGGTGTTATATTTCTTCTTAAAACCAAATTATTAACATAATTTGGATTACTCAATTCAACTTGAAATAAACAATCATTAGATGAAATAGGTAAAATTTGTGTATCAATAAGTTTTATATCATCAGCTAAACTATTAATACTATCCTGACTAACATTTACATATAAAATATACTCATCAATTAAACCATCTTTCCTATATGCTGAAAATTTAGGAGTAAATGTTTGAGTGGATTGCCCATTGTTAATACTATATGTATAATTATATGTAAAATATTTAGGATTGTTAAATTTATCACCTAACAAGGTATTATAAACATAAGAAGAATCAAAAGTAACATCACTATCAAAACTTTTTACTATAATTTCATTATCAACAGGTTCAAATTCTATTTTTGATATTGTATTAGTTGTATCATTTATACCAGATAATATAAAATTAAAAGAATAAAATTCACTATATTCTTTATTAAGGTTACCTGCTTCGTAAGTTAGTTTAGTTGTAACTTTATAATTTAAATAATCATCTGTAAATGACCCACAGTCTAACTTTTCAGAATAAGAAGCATTCGGATTAAAAGACATACTTAATAGCGAACTAGTATAAAAATTACTAGATTGATTAACCGGGTTAATATAATAATAACCGGATGTAATACCTAAATCTAAAACTGTTTTATCTGTACCGATTATGTAAATGTTGTTTTGCATTATGCTACGTTAATAAATAAGGTTAATCTAGCGCCCCAAAAACCAGGGCGTTCTATGTTTCCTCCTGATGAATTAATTACTGTAGGCCAATATCGAATTAATTCAGTACAGAAACTAAAAGTGTAATCTAACTGGCCGTCATTAATAGATATATATCTATTATTAGGTTGAATCCTATAACTATTAGTTTTACTTAAGAAAGTTTGCCTATTTTGATAATCAGTTATATAGTCAAAATCATAAAGTATATTTGCAGGGTTAATAGATAAATCAAAAGAATTAAAATAGTAGTTACTAGTATCAGAATTATAGATTGGAATTTTATAGTCTTCAGATAACCCAGCTACATTCCATATAAAATTATCATCAACTTTTTTGTTAATATAAATAAGAGATTCATTTAAGGTACTTCCTGTACTAACTAATGAATTTAAAGCTTGGTATATTCCAGAACGAACACCTTTTCTAGGGTCTTTATTATTATTATTAATTTCAATAAAAGGAATGTTCATCCAATAATTTTGACCATTTTCAGCTGTTCCTCCTACTGTTTGAGCAGTAACAACATCTCCATTAAAGAAAAAAGATTGAAATTTAGAATAATGCCAATTAGATGTAACACCAGTTGGGTTATCAGTTGATTGATAGTTTAGTAAATTATTTTGATTATTATTAAAACCTCTTCTTGCATTGTTAATCAAAACATTAACAGCTATACCTGCATCAGAAGCTTCTAAATAATCACTTTCAAAAACAAATTTATAACAAGCATCAGGTGCTAAACTAAACGTGTCGGTAAAAGAATTTATCACATTAGGGTTAGAGTCAATTTTTAAAGTTGAAGTATAAGTTGGCGTACTAGTATGTGTAGGTGTGGGTGTAGGCTCAGATGTAACTCCAGGTTTTGATTTAGATATTGTTAGTGTTCGAGATGAAAAATTAGTAGGGGTTTGAGTAATTGTAGGTGTGTTAGTTAATGTGGGTGTGTTTGTTCTAGTTGTTGTTGGTGTTACAAAACTTGTAGGGGTTATTGTATTAGTATATGTTACCGTTGGGGTTTGAGTTGGAGTAAGTGTAGGTGATGCATTAGTTGTTTTAGTAAGTGTCGCAGTAGCTGTACAGGTAGGGGAATTAGACTTTGTAGGGGTTAAAAATTTTGTTGCAGAAGGGGTAGGTGTGTTTTGTACTCCTGAACCGTTAACATTAAAATTATACAAATATAAGCTAGACGTAAGCGTACCTGTGCAGTAAGATAACCCTACCTTTACTTGATTATTATCTGGTGAACTTAAGGCAACATTTCCAACCTCATGAACTAAAATAAAATTATCATAATTGCTTTTACGCAAATATATTTGAATAGTTTTACCAAAGTCACTAATAACAATTCTAAACGCTTTTCTTACAGGAAAATAACCGGTCTGGGTAGGGGTTCTAGTTATAGTATTAGTACAAGTTGGGGTGTTAGTACTAGTAGTAAAAACTGTAGGGGATAAAGTAAGAGATCTAGTTTTTGTAGGGGTATTAGTTTTAGTGATACTTGGAGTATATGTAACCGTTGGGGTAAGAGTGAAATTTACTGTATTTGAAGGTGAGACCGTAATTGTAGGTGTTGTGGTTAATGTATTAGTTGGGGTAGGTGTTATAGAACCATAATAGTACTGATATAAATTAATACCAAAAGACGACAAATTATCAGAAGAAGAAATAACACTATAATTTTTATCTCCAAGATCACCATTTCTTAAAGTAATTGCATTAGGCTTTGGAAGACCCCCGGTAATTTCATTACCAGAGCGGGTATAACCTAAAGGAGCTGCAAAGTTACCTACAGCATCAAACCCAATACCTAGTAGTGAATTTTCAACTCCGTCAAATATATTATTGTTTTTATAAGTAACTTTGTTATCTGAAGGAGCATACCCCAACCCGGGTCCAGGACTTCCATTATTAATAGTGTTAGAAGTTTTATTTGCATCAACCAAGAAAACACAAAAACCTTCGCCTCCTAAATTAGAATCACCAAAAAAAGCAAACTCTGCAGATATAACAATATCTCTAGATAAATCATACTTTGTATCTAGTAAAAGATTTGTATTTTTTAAGTTTTGAATCCTAGGCATTGTATATATATTTACTTATTCTCCTAATTTTAAAACACCTTCCGAAGAAACTCTAGTATTTGTTTTAGTGCCTGGGTATTGAGTATAGCTAATTATAGGGAGTTGGTAAGCATTTGAATAGTTTTCATCTCTAAATGTAGAGTTTTGAAAGTAACATTCGTTTATTTTGTTAGTAAACACACCTGACATATATTTGTAAGTTTGATAATATATTACTAAACCATTAGATAAATCTTTGCCTTTAATAACAAATGAATATGTATCTGTATCGGTATCATAAGATATATTAGGTCTGTCTATCTCATAAAGATTATAAATCATATCATCATTATTAAAATAAACATTATAATATACCGGGCTTATATAAGATCTAAAACTATAAGAACTTAATCTATTATATATATTTGATTTTACAAAAGGAAATATTTTTTTCAATTCAAAATTATTAATATCTAATTTATAAATTTCAGGGTATATAGTTTTATAATTTGAATTTACATTTACATCTAATAATGATGTTTTATATAAAAGTAAAGTATTAGAAGTTTCATGGTAAAAGAAATTACCAAACTTTTCTAATCTAGGATTATATTTGTATCTAGTAATATAAGTTGGGTTATTATCACTAGCATAAAATACATTAGTTGTATAATTATAAAGTAATTTTTCTATTACTAAATAATTTTCAGTTTCAAATACACCTATATCATAGACAATATTAAAATTAATAATATTATTATTAAGTTCAGAATATATATTCTCTATGTTTTTATATTTTAAAAATATAGAACTGAGAGAATCTGATAATGATAATACTTTATTGCTTAAATTTCTTACATAAGGTGAAGCTGATAATAGATACTTTTTAGTATATATATTTGCTTCATTTATATTTGGTATTGTCTGATATGTAGATGAAAAAGCATTATTTGTAGTTGAATAAGAAGAAATATTAGCATATACATTAGATGTAACCATTCTTTCAAATGGATTATTACCGTTAAACAAAAATGTACCGCAATCAATATTTTTATTGTAACTATATAAGAATGATACCGGGTTTATATATGTTGGGTAAGTTAACTCATTATTAGCTCCTCCTTCTAAATATACATTATAATATAAAGTTTGATTATCTTCTGACCAATTAGGGTATTCGGTTTTAGGGTTATCGGGTAATGGTACCCCATTCTTATCTGTAAAATATACCCCATCATAAAAAGTACCTCTTTTATAATTTACACCTGTATTGAAACACCAAGGCATTTTAAATGCACCGTAACTTAATATTTCATTACCTGCATTAGTAAATGTAGGGTAAGAACATAATGATAACCCTGTTGTTGTAAAAATTTTACCTGGTATTATAAAAGATGAATCAACATCTGGTACACTATAATTAAAATCATTACTACCTGATAGAAATAACCCATTACTTAAAAACAAACACGTTTGAGAAGTTGATACATATGTAGAATTATAACTGTTAAAGATAGGTCGTGTAGTTGATTTATATACACCGTAATTGTTACCATATATATCAGAAAAACTGTTAGTGCTATCTTTAACACCTACTAACAATTCATTTTGTCTTTCGTCAATAGTAAATTTAGCTTTATTTGTTACATTATATATATCATTGTTTTTCCATATATCGTCTTTTTTACCTTTAAAAAATGTAACACTATCTGTATTTCTGGAAACCCCTAATGAATCAATTTGATTTTTTTCTTCTAAATTTTCATATCCATGAAAGTTTAACAAATAGGAATAATCATTTATATAACCAAATGAAAATGAATTAGACTTTGAATAAACATTTACATATGCATTTTCATTTACAGTAAAAATACCATACGGTTTATTGTAAATTGAATTACCAAATGTGTTAATATATAAATTAGGATCTGGAAAATAATAAGCAGTATTTGTAGATAACTTTGAATTATCTAAAGTATAAGTATAGTCAAAAGACGTATACAGTAACATACCTTCATATTTTGGTAGAAAAAATCCTCCTAAATTTTTATCTCTTATTAATGTAGCTGTACTTGGTACTGTAGCAGTAGAAGGGTTAATACGATTTATATAATTAAGGGATTTATTTTTAGCCTTTAGAAAATTACCAGATACTGTATAGGAAAGAGTATCACCTGTTGATAAATAATACCAATCAGACCCTATATATTTTTCTATCAATGATTTGTTGTTATTAAGATTTAAATCATTTATAGATAGAGTGTTTACTTGATTTATAAAATCTTTATTTTTATAATAATTAAAACTATTTTCGTTTAATTGAACAGGTAAAGATAAATTAGGTAAAAATTCTTCAATAACATAATTATAAGATGAAAGTAATCTTATAGTTGAATTATTAAAATTTAAAAATAGGTCGTAATCAAAATAATTTATATTGCTTGACCATTGGGTAGTTCTTAATGAACCTCCGTAAGTATAAGACGATGCAGGTAAGGAATATGAAACATCGAAATAGCTATCATATATATCATATAAATTTTCAATATTAAATTTTATATTTTTTTCTAAAAAATTAATATCTTTATTGTATACATTTAATAAGTTAACCGTTTCAGCATTAAAATTTACTATATCTAAAATAAGTTGATATAAAAACTTTTTAATTCCAAATTTAGAAGAATTAAAATTATTTCTTTTAGGTTGAGTTTTTACTTTTTCTCTAAAATTTTTATAATAATCTGAAAGATTTTTAATCTTATCCGAAACTAATGGAATTAATGATTCAACTTGTTCTTTATTGTTAACATCAACGTTTTTTATAAAGTTGAGTTCTTGCGCAGTAAGTACATCTAATGAAATTTCTTTAATTAAATTTTTATAAGATTCATTTACATAATTTTTTTGGGTATTTATAAATGTATTTTTTACATAATTCCAACTATTAATATAATTTTTGTATGAATTTTGATATGTTTGTAATGAAATGTTAGTATCTTTAAAATAACCCAACCATTCTTTAAAATCTAATGGATCGTCATAATCTACTGCAGTAGAAACATTACCTAAAAAAGTAATAGACTTTTCTAACGTATATTTGTTAAATCTTTCAATAGTAGATGCCATTATTATTATTTAATTATACAAGATTGTAAGAGGATAATAATTCTAACCCTAAATTAATTTGTCTTGTTAAGTTTTGATCAATTACCCCTCCTGTAGAATCCCATGTTTCTAATGGTGTAAATCTATAACTAGATAAATATGCTGAAGTGTGAGTTGCTGATAAATTATTAGGATAAATGTTTAATGTTGTATTATAAGTATCATTCCAGTTTATAATGTTGTTTACTATGTTTCCTTGAACAACAGGTATATATTCAAAAAATGTATAATAATTAGATAATTTATATGTCGATAAACTTTCAGTATAAAAACTATCAGGTACAACTAAACCCCAGCCCCAGTTTTTATCTAATGAACTTAGAGGGTAGGTTGATGTTTTTATGTGTTCAATATTTGTTCTTAATAAAGTATATGAATCAGAAAATTGTTCATACCCTACAATATAATTAGATTCTTTGTTTATAATTCCAGATAAAATGTCAATTTGAGGTCCTAAATTAACCCCACCTGATTTTCCTTCTGTTAAATAATTTGCAGATTCGTATATATTATTGAAAGGTTGATTTAAATTATATGTATTTTTAAAATCAAAGTTATATTGATTAACTTTACCAAAAAGTAAAGACTTTTTGATTGAAAATAAATTAACTAATCTAGAAACTTCCGGTGGGTAATTTATGACTAAATTTTTAGAAGCATAACTATTTAAATCTACATTAAACTCTGAAGCAAAACCAAACAAAGCTTGAATATCGCAGGTGTCTATATTAACAGTATTTTTTACAAAGTTAGAAGTTTTTTCATAAGTACGTTTACCTATAGCATCAACATTTGAGCTAAGTGTACCTAATGTGGTGCCAAAAAAAGTATCAAATATTTCAGGTCTTTTATATATTGAAGGTTGATAAGATAACCCTTTTAAATAATTTGCAGAGTCAAAATTTTCATTAATTTTTGCGATTTTATTATAATTTATATCAAACAATCTAAAAGGTGAACTACTACCTGATATAAAATAGGTAAACCCTTCATTATCTAAAAGCTCACCTTTAGCACTTAAAGCTACTAATGTATTAGAACTTAATACAGAATTTAAAGTATTGATAGGGGGTATGATAATATTACCTTTCAACCAACCGTACTGATAATTTTCATAAGTTGATTTATCTATTGTAACATATTCGGTAATATCGCCCAAATTATTATTATTAGACGGAGATATTAAAAATATTTGTACCCCATTTCTAATCCAAGGAGAGGTATCAAAAGTGAAAGTATTAATTTGATTTTTGCAATCATATAAATTACTATATTTACATTTTACAACAAAACTTATCATTTGATTAATAAACTTTGTCGTGCCTATATTAAAAGTGGGTAAATCAAAACCTTGACCATCTAAACCATTTGAAGTTATACTAAAATAATCTGCTTTCTTAAAAGCGTTAGATGAAATTTTATAATAAGATGTATTAGAATTTTTTATAGGTAAGTTAAACTTATAATCTATATTATAATTTTTAGTATAATTATCAGGGTAATTGACAGTGGAAGAAGTAGCTAATAAAAAGTAAGGATTTTCATTTACAAAATCATCAACGAAATAAAAACTTTCAACCCCGCTTGTACCGACAAAAAACGAGTTAACATCATCAGATGAAGTTGGAACTACTAATGATGTTTCGTCTAATTTGCCATAAAGATTAGTATCGGTTGTTGTAATTTCATCAATTACTAAATCACTAAAATATTTACCTATTTTTTCTCTCTTTACAAACCTATGCGTAGGTAATAAAAAAGAATAAGGTTCGGTTAAAAGTTTATTCCTGTCATAAAACAAACTGTTACTTCCACTTGCGTTTAAAAAGAAAGTATATGGGTTTCCATAACTTTGTATACTATTAAATCTTTCAATAGACAATTGTTCAGAATAAACACCAGCAGTTAAAAATAAACTTTTTGAATTAACACCTGAAAGTTGTTTGAAACTAAAAGTATTAGGTATAAAATCATATATGGTTACTTTTTGATTAAAAGAATTAAGTTCTGTATTACCTGAAGAAACCATAACTGTCATAGTAACGTTATACTCTCCGGGATAAAAAAATGAATGAGATGCTGACAATCCTTGATAAACAGGCGAACCATCTCCAAAATTCCAAATTATATAAAAATCACTATACTCATCATATTCAAATTTGGTAGGTATAAATTTTAAAGGAGTTTGTTCTAATGCGTAAGAGGAAAGAGATAATGTATCAAATACATTATATACATTATATTTCCAATAACCTGAATTTTGTTCAATCATGATTGTCTAATAACTTGAATTTTATCATTAATAGATTGTAAATTTTTAAAATACCCAAATTGAAAATACTTAAATTTAATATCTTGTTTTGTAATATCGAAATCATTATCAGGGTATATAGGGTTAAAAACAATAAACGAAAGTAAGTTATCAATTATTGTTTGACCTTTATGTTCTCTTCTAGTAGAAAATGTAGATACACCTTCAACGTCTAATATACTTTGTGATATATCTTTAAGAGATATAAGTTGATTTAATGTCATATTATTATTTTCAAAATATTCATGAAAAATTGTTATAATATCATCTTTAACTGAATCTAAATCTCTTCTAGCATTTCTTTCCACTTCAACATACAAATATGATTCATCCCCTACTGTTTCAACAAAAAGGTAGTCATCAGGAGAGTTACTAGCTCCAAAATTAATTTCTGTATATACTGGATCAGATACGACAATATCAATGTTAGATATTTTTATTTCATCTAAAAGAATTGTTAATGCATTTTTTTGCGATACAGATAAGTAGTTAGTTCTTAAATCTAAACTGTTTTGTATATTTTTATTAGGTACAGCAAAAACATAAACATTATTAAAATTAGTAGAATTGGAAAAATTTAATTGATTAAACAAAACTCTAGAATCTGCATTGGGTTGCTGTAATCCTATATTAAAGAAATAATTTTGATAACCATTTATATATTGATTATTATCAACAACCTCTACCGAATTTATCCAATTGCTAAAATTCTTATTAATATAATTTTTATAATCTTCAGTTGTAACTAACCTATATTGTGAATTGTACAATCTAGGCGCATTTTGTTTTATTTCTTCAACAGACTCTTTTGTTTTAAAATTAGTGGAAGACGAATCATTACTAAAAACTAAATTAGCAGATTCTTCAATAGATATGATATTTGAACCCGAAGGTATAACATCAGTTTTAATTTCATTAAACAAAGTTGTATTATAAAAATATAAAGGTTGGTTGTTAATTGTATTTTTACTAACTTGACCGGCTTGACCATCTGATTTTAAATAATATATAGCAATTAAACTATTTTCAGTAAGCCTTTTACCAGTAATGTTATTGCCGAATTTTAATTCATATTTTTCGTCTTCATTATATCTAACAGAATATTTTTTAGCTGAACTATTTTCCAAATACAATGAAGTGGTTCTTTCCCATTTAACCCAACTGCTTTGATTATTATCTTTTACGTATACATCAATATTGTTGTTGTCGATATAAAAATCAATATTTTCATCTGTAGCTGCTAGAGTTACTGTTTCAAAATTTTCACCTAAGGCAGTAAATAAAGGATATTCTACAAATTGACCATTGTATAAAAGAGTATTGTTGTTTAAATCAACTAAAGATTCGACACCATTAACAGTCTTTTGAAAAGATACATCTTGGGTAAAGCTATAAGATGTTCCTCCAAAAGAAAAATAACTATAACGAGGTATGGTATAAAAGTCAACAGCAAGATTACTATTAGCAACAGCTTGGAAAGATAAATTACTTGTTTGAGGACCAGTAGGGCTATAATCTATACTTTTAACTATTTGATTTATATTTTCGTATATTTCTGCTTGCGAAAAATTACTTTCAGATGAATTTTTATTAAGATAATATATTAATACATGATAAGAGTATGCTATGATATCAATCAATGCTGATAAATTACTACCCTCGTAGTTTTGATCAGTAAAAATTTGTTGTTCATTCATTCTTTCAATGATAAGGTCTTTTAGACTTATTGCATCAAAAGAAACGTAACCGTCTTGCTGTAAATTAAAATCTGATTTAGTTGCCATTGCTAGTTATAAAAATTTATTCCTGTTGAATTTAATAATGCTTTAAAATTAATGCTGTTATTATTATTTATAAATGGTACCTCTAACAACATAGTTATGTCATATTCGTCATTGTTAATATTAGCTACAACATTAACAGTTTTTAAATTTACTCTAGGTTCTTGTAGTTTTATTTGAGATTGTATAGTTTCACCTATTAACCTAGCTGTTTCCTTATTACAAGGCAAAAACAAAAATTGATTTAAATTAAGACCGAAATTAGGATTTAAAATTTTATCTCCCGGAAAGGAAGTAAATATATTTACTATAGAATTTTTTATAGCACCTAAATCATAATTAGCTTTTAAATCATTATTTTTTACTGATGAATTTAATTCTTTTTGATCTACATCAGAAAAAACAAAATCAAAATTTACATCAGCATAAGTAAATTGTTTTTTATATTTTACATCTTCAGGTTTTGATAAATTCGTTAACCTAATATTTGACATACATATATATTTAATAATGAGTTTTATTTTAACTTTGCAGCATAAATAATTATGTGGAAAAGAAATTCAATAAGATTTATGAATCTTACGTATCTAGATATACTCGAGGTGGTTTTTTAACCGGAGATCTTGTAAAAGTAAGAGATGATTACAAATCTAGTGAAGGATATAAAAAATTAAGCCCAGAGTACAGAGCTAAACTAGATGATTTATTAGCTAGCGACCTTAATTTAAGAGTATCTGGTATAGAAAATAAATACCCTTCAAACCAACCCGGAAATACAGATAACTCTAGTGGAGAGTTTTCTGTCACCGTTTCACAAGAAACAGCACCAGGTAGATATGATGGTTTTTATCAATTTCCGGATGATATATTTGAACCAGTAGATGTTTATCCAAACAGAATGCCAGTGCCAGATAGTATGGTAAGGCCCAACAAAACGAAAATTGACCCAGATACGTTAGAATTTGAGGACGATTACATAGGGCAAAATCCATTAAAATCTCAAGTAGACGCCGGTTACTTACCTGATTCAGAAAAACAACCGGCACAAGGCAATGATAGAGAATTGCATAATGTTAATGCAAAGACAGATCAGTTTGGTGCACCTTCTCATGATGCTCAAGCAATCGGTGGCGGTAATATGCCCGACACTAGCATTTACTTAAAGTAATAAAACATGCATATGCGTTGATTTCTTGATCCATACAAAACGCTGATTTATAGATAAAGTCGTGGCAAGTAGTAAGCTGCGACTTTTTCTTATCTTCTTGAATGCATGGCAAGCCATCGATGTAATTAAACATCTCTTTAATCAATACAGGGTAATCATTATTAAACACATGTTCATTCTTTATCGCATGCTTTCTGCACTTAAGAACATGTCCATGCTCAATAAGCTTATACAAATCAGCGACAAGTTTGGATACGTTAGAGCTATCATCAATTTCAATCTTACCATTATTTGTAAGTTTCTGAATCGTATTGATGGTCTTACGAAGATCTGGAAAATTATCCCTAACAATTTGTTTCAAGTCATCTTCACCACATACGATATTTTCCTCATTCAATATATGAGCCATGCGTCTGGTTACATCCTCTACGTCATGGGTTATGTTAAATACTTGGCACCTGCTCTGTAATGCTGGAATGATTCGATGCTTATAGTTTGCA